TTACAGTTTGCGTGTCAGTGTTGTTACCTGCGGTTGTGCTGTATTTACCTACGCCTGTTCCTGCCATGTGTTTTCCTAATTTGCTTTATTTGATTTTCTGTCTTGTTTAAATTTTTCAAGTGACTCCACATAATCTTGTGCATCCATAAATCTATTGTATTCTGGAACCGCACCTTGTTGATATGCAGTCAAACCAATTACTGCATTAATTGCTCTTATGTTGTTTGGTTGATCTGCTAGTTTTACAAGACCTTCTACAGAGTTTTTGCTTGTAAAAATACTAGAAAAAGTTTCTAGTGCTGAACTGTCAACCTGACGGTCTAACATTCTTCCAAGAGAAACCCTATACATGAAACTACCTAATCTTAATAAATGTGAAGCAATCGTAGGGCTTGTTTGGGTGACAGGTCCTTGTATTTTCCTTCCAGTTTTTTCTGCTATTTTACTGAAATTTGTCCACCCCTCTAATAATTTTTTTGGATCTACTCCCTGTTCTTTTGCAACTAATCTTAGTATTTCATTAAAATTAGCTCTTGCTGTTTCGTTTGGAAAAAGCTGTTTGTTAAAATTAAAAGCAGCATCAGCTTTAATTTTACCTTTTGAATCTTTAGCAACATTGGTAAATGTTTTGTTAAATAAGTTACGCATATATAAATTAACAAAAGTGCTAAATGGGTCTTCAAAATTAACATAACCAAGATCCTTGCCTCCAACTATTTCCTTCAGGTTTTTGTTATTTTTAACATTTTGATCTAAAAGGTTGTAGAAATTCCTAATATCTTTAACATTTAAATTATCTGTGTCAAAAAGCATTCTTTTAATAGCGTTCATATCTACCTCTTGGTCGGCAAATTTAAGGTAAGCAAAAGCCTCATCAACTGCCTGTGACATCTCTGCAAATTTTTTATTACCTTTAAGCCATTGTGGGTTTGTTTGTAATGCTTTTTCTAGATCATCTACAAGACCAGTTTTATTATTATTGGTAAGAATATTTTTTATTGTTTTATCCAAAGCCTCTGGTCCTGCCTTTGCAATGACATCTGAATAGATCCTATAAACTTCACTTAAATCTTTTGTTAATGTTAAAGTGCTGCCATCTTGCTTTGTTAAAGATTTTTTTAGTCCATTTAGAGCATTTATTTTTTGTGTATTTTGTGAGCCTGATGCAATTTCAATATCTATTTTTTTAATAATATCATCTATAAAATCTTTGCTGATTTCTATGTCATCACCAATGTTGTAACCTGCTGCCTGTGACTCTAATGTTCTTTTGTTTGCAATTCTTGTTTTTGTTTCTTTCAACATTTGTTGTATATTTTCAAAACCAAGTTTTTTTGCTATTTGTGGATCAATTAAAATTTGATTCATTAAATCATCAACAGTATCACGCAAAGCCTCTGGTCTATTTTTTAAATATTTCTCAATATTTAAACCAGCCTGTTTATCTGAACGTGCTGTTGCATCAAAAATATCATCTAGTAATTTAGAATCTAACAATTCATTAGCAGTAATAGGAATGTTTAATTTATTTGCTATTTTTTCTAATTCCATAGCAACAATGATTTCTTCTTTAGAAACATTTTTAAGAGCTTTATTAGCAAGATTTGAAGCTCTTTGTGTGCTTACTGCATAATTACCTCCGATAATTGCAGCTAATGAAGCTCCTGTTGCAAGCAAAGGATTGTCTGTAGCTGACTGTGTAGCTTCATATACTCCTCCACCTAAAACAGCAGCACCCATTTGTGCTTTTCCTGGCACGCCTAAAATAGACAATGGTGTAGCAAAAGAACCTATTGTTTGTGCATATTCTCCTGCTCTAGTTTCTGGTTGAAATTCAAAAGCAGGTCTTAAAAAATCTACGTTTTTAGCAGCAGTTTGTATTTGCTCCGTAGAAGGTAAAAGTTTACCTGTGTTAGCATTGACTGCGTCAGATTGTAAAGTGCTTGTGCTTGGAGCCATACCCATTGCCTGTGCTAAAGCAAGACCTGGTAACAATGTTTGAGCTGCATAAGATTGTCTTGGTTGAAAATCCTCATTGAAAAAACCCATAACTTTGTTTATTCCTGCGGCTTGCACGTCTTCAGCTAATCTCGGAAAGCCAAGTCCTATTGACATGCCTTGCGGTACATATCCTGAAACTGCTGACTTGAAAACATCACCAACTGTGTCCATTGTTTTTCCAACAGATGATTCTGGATTTATACTAAATACAGTTGTTGGTGCATTGTAGACATTTTGAAACTCACTAGACATCATGTAATCTTGGTAGTTCGCATACTTACTTTGCAAAGTTTTGTTGTTTTCGTATTTAATTTTTGCAGCTTGGTCTTGTGTGGTTTCTGCGTTTTGTATTCTTTCTTGCAAATTAGTCATAGCAATTACTTGGTCAAAAACGTCATAGTAATTACCTGTAAGAACAGCCTGTTTGTATGCTTTATCTAAATTTTCTTTACCATCTGCGTAATCTGCTTTTAGCTCCGTTAATGGTGAACCTTTTACTTCTTTTAAAATAATATTAGTCATCAAAAATCCATTACTGGGTTTGCTGGTATTAAATTATTAACATTTGGAATGTTTGGTGTTATATTTGGATTTATCGTTCCACCTTGTGTTGTAGGTCTAGTTATCTGTGGCATAGTAAAGCCAGGTAAAATTTGATCTATGTTTTTAATAACATTATTGTAATACTGCAAAGTTGGTTGATCGTACTCTGGGTCTTGTTGTCCTAAACGAGCAATTAATTGAATTTTGTTTTTTAATTCATTCTTCATACTTGTAGAAATACTATCCATAACTGCTAATTTTTGACGTGCATTAACTCCACCACTTACAATTTGCAATGCGTTAGCCCAGTCTTTGTCAGATAAACCTCTACCTTCCTGTCCTCTTGCAGCGGCAAACAAGTAGGCTAAATCTTTAACTTGAGATTCTTTAATTTGATATTGAGTTGATATACGTTCAACTTCTTCCGCCCAGTTTTTACCTGTATCTCTTGAAATAAAAGAATCTTGATTTGCCATAAACTGTTGATAAGTGGAAGAATTTAACAAACCAGTGGTTTCCATAACAGATTTAAAACCAGTAATAAATGTTGTAATTGGTCCTACTCCCACAACTGAGGCTTCTGGATTTTCTGCAATTTTTTCTGATAAAGCATTTATTTTGCCAAGTAAGACATTTGTGTTTGTTATTTGATCGTCTATGCTTTTTCTTGTTTCCGCTATATTTCCTTGTAAATCTTTAGATAAAACTTGTGCTGGTCCTGATCCTAAAGATGTAAGAGAATATGTGCCATCTCCATACCCAGAAGCGTATTCTGAATTAGGATTGTTTAAACCTTGACTTTTTCTAAAATTAAATTCTGCTGATGTAATTGTGTCCACAACTCTTTTGTTGCTTGTATCATACACCTGCATTGGTGTGCCAACTGCTCTTAGTTCTTCTAGTGTGAAAATACCATCAGCGTCAGCAGCAAAAGCAGTTGCTACATCTTGTGAAACTTTTGTGTAACGACCTGGATTTGATATTGCTAATTCAGGTCTTATCATTTGTACTTTTTTATCTTCACTGTCATAAGCATAAAAAGGTGTACCACTTGTATCATCTACAGCAGTATATTTTAATTTTTCTGTTCCTGTAGCATCCTTATATGTATCTGATAAATTGCTTGTATTTATAAAAGCTACGTCTCCAAAATTTGGATCATTCGGATCTGATATTGTTACTTTTTTTGTTTCGGTAGATGGTGTTCTTTTTGGTTCATATCTTGAAGGATCTAGTTCAAACATACTTTGAGTAACAAATACATTTCTTTCTAACTCGTTATCGTAAGCTGCAAAAGGTTGACCTTCATCTTTTCCTGCAAAAACATCTTTCATTTGTCCTGCAATATTAAGTGCTTCAATAGGAGTAGACCCTCCTGCTAAAGACAATCCAAAGGTTACTCTTGGATCTGATAAAAACCCAGTAAAACCTTGTTGTTGTGGTGGTGCAAAAAAACCACCAGGTTGTGATGAAAAAAATCCTCTAGGGTTTGTAAATGGGTTTGTAAATCCGTTTGCCATAAATCTCCTAACTTAAAAATCCTAATCCGCCTAAAATACCACCAGCAGCGGCTCCATAAGGTCCTAATGCTGATCCTGCTACAGCTCCGCCAAACGCACCTTGTAAAGGACTTACACCAGGTTGAGATGCGATTGTCACAGGTAATCCACTTGCAATAGGCGAAACTAGACCTGCATAGTTTTGTAATGCTTGTATTGGTGCTTGTTGACCAAACTGAAATCTTGCGATCTGATCTTGTAATTGTCTACGTGCTAAATCTTCAAATGCAGCACCCACACCGCCTAGTGATGCAATACCTGATGTTCTCCGAAGATCAATTTGATCTTGTAAAGGTGATAAACCTTGTGCAGCTTTAAGCTGTCTGTCTCTTTCTTGCTGTTGTAAACTTGTAGCAATTGGTGCATAGGCTTGTGTTACTCCACGTGCAACTGCTTGTTGAGCTGCTGGACTTGTGCCAGTTCTGCCCATACCACCGAATTGTGTTTGAACATTACTCAAAACATCAGATGTAATACCTTGTCTTACTTGATCTAAAAACTCATTTGATGCAGTACCACTAGCAAGATTACTTAAAGTTGTTGCAGCTTGACCTTGCAATGTTGAGGGTTGCATTTGTTCTAATGCTGCTGCTTGCTGTAAATTAAGTGCTTGTTGTGTCTGATCTGCAAACGGTACTACTGTACTGCTTGGAAAAAACTGTCTACCTACACCACTTCTGTAAATATTCTGTGCTTCGCCTAATATATCCTTTAAAAAAGGTTCCGCAGGTGCGTAAGGCTGCGTTGTTTGAGTGGTAGTTTCATTTCCGCCACTTGACATACTTATTCCTCCAATTTCTTTTCTAGTAAGTAATGGGTAATTTTATACCCTTTTTGTTTTAATAATTTAGACCATCCTGGTCTGGCATAAGTTTCAAAGTGCGTACACTTGTTATCTTTAGCCCATTTCTCAATATCGTGCAATCTGTCTTGCCAAAGTTTTCTTTGTTTTCCAGTACAAATAAATATGTTTGCAACCTTTGAGTTAGGTCTTATGATTATCTTAGTAACCACAACACCTTTTAGTTTTGGTTCAGTCTCTTCATCCCAAACCAACCACAACTGATTATCACCGCTTTTACAAGCATCTAATACATCTTGTGTGTTATAATGATGACCAGAGTATGCTAATGCTTTTGTAATTGCATCATCTACTAAAGCCCAAACTGATTCTATATTTTCTTGAGGTATCTGAACAACACCAATCATGTAACCTCTAAATAACTACATACCACGTGAAGATCGTCAGCATTTTGTGCTTGTACTTTCAACTCCTCATCTGTTGTCATTACCATCGGATGTGTCAGTAATTCTTCAGTTGTTTTCGCAGTTATGTTTTTTTCTTTAAATAAACTAAATACTGTATTGCTTGTATTTAAAAGTGTAACTGTTATATGACAAGCGTTGCTTGTATCATCGTTTGATACTAAGATACTTTTTACAATACTCGTTGTAGCAGCAGGTACAGTGTATAAAACTGTATCACTGGTAGATGATAAATCTACTTT